CGATTTGCGGGTTCGTGAAGCAGTTTCTAACCCTTTTGACTTAAACCTTTTACCCTTAAAAGATAAATGGATAGAACAGGGTGAAAAAGAAGGTTGGATTAGTGAGGGTAAAGTTATTAAATAATAACAAAACAAATGAACAACAAAAAAGAACAACAATTAACCCACTTAAATAATAAGAGTATGGATAAAATAAATAACCCTAAACAATAATAGAGTATGGAGACACCGCAAGAAGAATTAGCTAGTGAGAAAATAAAGAATACTTGTGATTGGAATGGTCAGTATGCGAAAGATAATAATAAAAATCTGTCATTCTGGTGTGTATATTGTGGTAAAGAAAGGGGATTAGAACAATTAAGAGTAATAAAGTGTCCTAAATTAAATAATTCCAATTAATATGCCGTATAAATACAAAATTGTAATAGCAAAATATGGACAATCAGACGAGAAGTTAACAGAATTAGGTTGGGAGTCCAGACGGGCATACAGACTTTTCCATAAATGCTGGGTTGTATGTTATAGGAAGTGGATTAACTATTGGATTAAATAACCCTAAATAATAGGCCTTAAATAAAGACTGGTGATAACTAAGGGCTTGTTATATAGACTGTCGTATGATACAATAATTTTATGCAAAAGAAAAAATCTCGCTACAAACCAGAGAAAACAAACCTCCTAAATAGGCTGAACGATAAGTCCCTTGCTGTTATTAGACATTTCGGTCATATCTATGAGGGGCCAAACTCTGGGAAGCGTTACTTACGAATTTATAAAAACAACAATCATGGAAATGGTAATACCAGTCCTTCACGGGGCAATTCAAGAATCTAGGGAAGAAGAATACTCTGGTAAAAAGAAGACTAGCTTTTGGGCGAGTGAATCTGAAACAATGGCTTTTGATATTTATCATCGCTGGATGGGAACAAAACCAACCAACCCAGTAGATGGTGAAAAATTAATGATGTTCCAGATGCGTAAATTGACTGAAGTCGCTGTTATTAACCTACTCCGAAGATCCGGCACACTCATAGAGAGATTATCTAATGATGAAAGATGCTATTTTGAATGGGGAGATCATAAAGTCCCCATCTCTGGATACCCCGATGCAGGCGTATTAATACAAAAAGATGAAGTACTGATCGAGGTAAAAACATACTATGGAAACCACCAGCATAGCCTAATAAGAATAGGCCATGTTAGAACTTCGTACATGAAACAACTCTGCATATACATGTATTACTTTAAAATCAAACGAGGAGTCCTGCTCATGATCAACCAGGGCACCGGAGAAATGTTCGAATATGAAATATACCAGAATGATAAAAATCCATACCACTACATATGCCCAGATAACGACACAGAAGTAGATCTAAAAGCTGTCTTCAAAAGGTTTGAAAAGATCTGGCTCAAAAATGTTAAACCTAAAAAAGAACCACCAATTGAACTTATATATAAATATGACATTGAGAAAATCAATTGGGACGAAACCTCAGCCGGTGCTATCTCTAAAGCGAGAAACAATCATGCTGTAATAGGCGACTGGGAAATAAAATATAGTGATTTTAAGGATCTGATAATAAAGAGGCAAAAGACTTGCCCCGGCTATTCAGCTGTCGAATTGAGTCGAATTCGAGAGCTTACGGCTGGTTATTCAACTAAAAAATCTAATAAAGTTCGCTTTGATCCTAGCGATTTAAAATAAAATTTATGGCAGGCAAATTGATCCCATGTGCTGATTGCAACACTGAATTTGAGTTCAGTGAAGGCGAACAGAAATTCTATGAGGAAAAGGACTTGTTTCCACCAAAGAGATGTAAACAATGTCGCGCTAAGAAAAAGCAGCAACAATCAAAAAAGAACTGGTAGTGTATGAATCCAATCAAACACCACCCAGTAGTCTCATCTAATGTGCAGTCAGCAGGTTATGATGATGATTCTAAGACTTTAGAGGTAACTTTTAAAAATGGCTCTAAATACAGTTATTCCGGAGTTCCAAGAGTTATGTATGAGGGAATCTTTAAGTCAGATTCTCCTGGAGGATTTGTTCAGAAATGGATAGTCCGAGGGAAGTATAAACATAATAAACAATAATTTTAAAAATATGAAACTAGCTATACAAATTGTATCCTGGATCATAGCTGTAATCTGCGGATTAATGTTATTGGCATCCCTAATGGATTCCGATTCAGAGCTAATGGTAGGAAGTATATTATTTGGCATATTGCCAATAATGAATATAGTTTACCTCAAGGGTAAAGAATAATTATGAAGATAATCGAACTGAAATCATCAAATATCAAGAAGATTAAAGCAGTTGAACTTGTCCTAGATGACAAGAAAAACATTGTAATGATTACCGGGCGTAATGGTCAGGGTAAAACATCTATCCTTGATTCGATATGGTATGCCCTTGGCGGCAAGCGTGCTGTCCAGGAAAAACCAATCAGACATGGGGAAGAAGAAGGTGAAATTGAGATTAATGTAGATGGCTATATTGTTAAGCGATCATTCACAGCAAAGGGATCTTACCTAGCTGTTAGTGGTAAAGATGGTGAGAAATATAGTAATCCACAGGAATTTCTTGACTATATAGTAGGTAATTTATCCTTTGATCCACTTGAATTCTCCAGAATGGAGAGTAAAAAACAGATCGAGGTGCTTACTAAAATAGTAGGAATTGATATAGATGAGTTTAATTCCAAGAAGAAAGCATTGACCGAGGAGCGTGTTATCGTTGGCCGGGAAGGTAAAGTCCTAGCTCAACATACTGATGAGGAAGTAGCCGAGGCTGAGAAACTAAAAGATCAACCAGAGGTATCGATCTCATCCCTTAGTGAAGAGTTAGAAAAAGCAAATTCAGAAAGATCTACATTTACGCAAGCAGTGGATAGTATCAAAGTAGAGAATGATAAGATTCAATCTAATACGAAACAAATAGCAGATCTTAACATAGCTATTAGTAAATTACAGGATGAAACCGTTGAATCTGAAAAGAAGGTTAAAAAACTATCGCTTGTAAAAGATACAGAGATTGATGTAGAGGCTATTAAAACAAAGATCCAGAATGCCGATGCGGAGAATGTTAAAATCCGTGGAGCAAAGCAAATTATTGAGGATAATGTTAAAGTAGCTGCCAAGAAAAAAGACTACACCGACCTTACTGAAAAGATCTTAGCAGTCGATGAAGAGAAGAAAGCAAAGTTGGCTAAAGCAAAAATGCCTATTGAGGGATTAAGTTGGGAAGAAGATTCAGTCCTATATAACGGCATTCCTTACAGCCAAATATCTGGAGCCGAGCAATTGCGAGTCTCCATGGCCATAGCAATGGCAAGCAATCCAAAGCTGAGAGTTATTTTAGTCAGAGACGGATCACTACTCGATAAAGATAATATGAAGATAGTGGCTGACATGGCTAAAGATAAAGACTTCCAGATATGGATTGAAAGTGTAGATGATACCGGTAAGGTTGGAATCTACATTGAAGAAGGTGAAATTAAGAAAATTAATAAATAGCATATGTCTAAACCAACAACATTAATAGTTTGCTCCGACCTTGAAGACTTACAAATCAAGAAACGAGCATTGATTGATAAATATGAGAAAACGGATAAATTTGAGAAATGGTCTGACTACGCAGTTGAATTAAAAAATAAGTTATACATATTCAAAGTGGTCAATCTATCAACTGAAGTATTGGACGCTATCCGTGGTTACAACAAGGTTGAATCAAATCATTTATCAGAGCAAATCATCAATTTTATCACAAAAGCTAGAGAATTGTGTGATATTGAGATACCTTTAGCTGAGGAAGCCACTCCAGAGGTCGAAAATGCCCCTGAGGCAAGTGAAGAGGTCGAAGAGGCTCCAGAGGCTAGTGAAGAGGCAAAAACAGAAGAAACAGGTAAAGAATAAGCTAGAACTCTATGAAATATCAATTCGCTAGAAAAATCAATCTCGCAAACATAGATAAAGATCTATGGGGATTTGAAACGGAGGACTTCTGCATAAGTGAGGCTGATAGTTTCGAAGAGGCCATGCAACAAGTTGACAAGATGGTAGTAGAGAGAATAGCTTACTATAAAGCAAAGGCAGATGTGGCTAGGGAGGCAAGATTGAAAACAGCCACACCGCCAGCTGATACGCCAAGTACAGGTAAGCCAGCACCACAAGCTCCCCCTAGCACAGCGGGTAGTGGACCACCTAAGGAATTTGAAGTAGATTAATTATGAAAGATGTATATTCGCCATTAGAAGCAGCAGAGTTATTAGGAGTTACGAAAGATCATATACTCCGCTTGATTAAGGCTGGCAAATTAGTAGCCTCCAATATAGGGTTAGGACAAAGATCCGTCTGGAGGATCTCGAATGAAGAAGTAGAAAAATTCTTTAAGCGAAGTAAAAAACAAGTCGATGAAAAACCAAGAGATACCAAAAATTAGAAAAACGGCCGATCTAGGAGAAGCTACTTTTAAGTTTATAGAGAAAACCGAGAGCATATTACAAGGATGGGGCAGAGCTCTCGGGAGAACAATCTATTTATTTAAAATGGACAATGGTGCTTGGGGATATTTTGATAAAGAGACAGAACAGTTCATGGAAGTAACGGAGTGGAGAGAAAAAGCAGCTTTCGTATATGGACAATGGGTTAAAATGGCTCTCTATCATAGAATCCACCTAGTATTTACAGAAGAACTAACATACGCCGAATGGGATCCGTCAGTTAAAAGGGAGTTTTTTAAAGCCACCCAAGAAGCTATTGTTACTGTTACGGATCTGGCCTACAAGTCTTTACTAGAACAAATGAATGGTAGAGACGCTGAAGCAACCTACAAACTTATCTTCACGACGCGTAAGATGGGTAAAAGAAATGTAACTTTCGCCGATAAGGTTGTATGGGTGAAGTAATAGAGATAGTCCTACCGGGGATAACCCCAGTAAGTTGGAATAAATTCTACAGATCCCATTGGACTAAACAAGCTCAGATAAAAAAAGAGTTTGAAAAATTCATCTGGGCATATACCCCCAAGGAGTATAGAAATTTACAGTTAAAGAATGCTCAGGTAGAAGTATGGGCATATTTCAAATCTGATAAGCGCGGATCTAAATACTACTGGATTGATGCAGACAACTTATGCAACAAACCAATACTAGATGGAATTAAAGGAGCTATAGTAGATGACGATCCAAAACATATACGCGGAGTTTCTAGTTTTTCAAGGCTAGATCCCGCTAATCCAAGAACAGTAATAAAAATTATACCCTATGCTAAAGCTAATAACACCCCCACTAAAGACTAGCGCTAAAACTGTAGAGGATCCTAAGGAGATCATACGGGAAGCGTTAGAAATACAATCTATGATCATTGACGGAACGGTTATCTATCCAGGATCTAAGCATAATGATTGTTTTGCAGTCGCCCAACCACAAGTATCTACCTATCCATTAAGGTATTTTGTGATCAATCCGAGGTTTAAAGATTTAGAAAAAATCTTCGGAGGGGTAATTGTTGTGAACCCAAAGGTACTAACAAAGAATAAACTTAGTAAGATAAGTTCAAAAGAAGGTTGTCTTAGTTGGCCATTCAGATTCCTGAAAAGTATCAAAAGATACGAGGAAATTGAGGTTAGCTATGTTATAATAGATAATAAAGGTCGAATCGAAAATATAGCCCAAAAATCCCTAAAGGGCTTGCCTGCGATAATCTTCCAGCATGAGTTGGATCATTTGAATGGTAGAACGATCTGGGATAAAAAGTAGAATTAATTAATTTTATTTACAAAAACATGACAGATTTAGAAAATAAAGATCAAGAAATGACTCCAGCAGATCCAGGACCACATAAGGCTACTGGAAGCATGCCAGCACAACCTGAAGCTCCGGCTGAAGAAGTTGCTAAAGAAACACCAGCTGAGGAAGTAGCTGAAGAAGCTCCAGCTGAAGAGACAGAAGAAGAAGCTCCAGCTGAGGAAGTAGCTACACCAGAAGGTGAAGAGGCTGCTCCAGAAGCTCCAGCTGAAGAGGGTGATGAAAAGGCTGACGAAGATCCAGATGCAGATCCTGATGCACCAGCTGAAGAAGCTAAATAATCACTATTAACTTTAAAATTTTATGTCTTCAGAAGAAAAATTAGTAAAAGAATGGGCCAAAAAAGTTGAAGGCTCTGGAGGAACAATGGTAAATGTTCCGGAATCAATCAAGGATGAGACAGCTGATTTCCTAAAAAAGAGTGAGGAATATCAACAAAAAGCTAGAGACTTTGATAGATTCACAGCTGAGTTTGATGTCTATGCTAAAGGCTTTTGGTTAGAAATGAGAAAAGCAGTAGAGGCAACTGGTAATGAAACTGTATGGAATCATAACATTGGTTTCAACCAGCAAGCAAAAGCTGACGGAATTACTATTGTCAATCTTACAAAACCAACACCGCAAGGTTTGGATATGTAATTCTGAACTACATTAATAAAAAACCCACTGATCATTACGATAGTGGGTTTTTTTTGTTTGCATTGAGTATTATTTTTTGATACCCAGGGATTTACCTAAAGCACCTAAGGCTTCTTTACCAAAGTAGGATCCTATTACTATACCAGCGATACCTACTAGATATTGAACACCTTCTACATTGCCGGATAGTGCAGCGTAAACTGTACCACCAACAATAATTACGGCTAGAACAGCCTTTGTGATTTCGTTGCTCATAATTATATCTATTTACTATTTAGACTTAATTCACCATCTATAAAGTTATCCCAATCAATATCTCCATTTTCTTTCTTGGGTACATTGATTCCAAAATTCAAACAATAGCTTTCTATTGCAATTGGAGATAGTGCTGGAATCCATATTCCTACAGATGGGCTATCTTTGTCCTTTATTATTTTTACATTTGTAGCCATATCAGGTTGGTTAGATTTATCAATATATGTCCAGGGATTAAATTGCCATTTCTTATTAAAATAGTCAGCCCTAAGTTTTTGCCATCCAAACCCAGGCGGATCTCCAGGCTTCCATTCTATATTATCCGGTTTAAAACCTGTGCCCCAGCTATTTGGAGTAGCTATGAATTTACCCTTCTCATCAGTCCCAAAGGCCCCATAATACACGCAATGACGCCAAAGATTGGTTGCATCTGCTGGAGGTTTTGGATTCTCTGTGCCCCAACCTCTCCCATTTTGACCAACAACACCACCAACAACACCATGATTATGCATTATAGCTTGCGCGAATAGATCCATATTATCATTGGCATTGAGCACTGCATACTCGAGACCCTGTAGTGTTTTTGCAAGACGATCCATACTGCTATTGATCCATGCCTTATCACGCATGTAATCTTCTGAGGCACTTTTAGTCTTATAATTAATACTTGGGACATCTCTTTCAAATAGTGATCCCCAATCAACTAATAACTTTGCACCATCTCGTATGTAGGCACCACCTTTATTTTTTATAAATATCTGTGAGTATATTGCTTTGGACGAAACTTGATCAATATCATTTCTGTGATTCATTTCTAACTTTGGTAATTTCAAATGGTACTTACCTATCATTTCAATAATTTGCTTCACCCAAATATAATAAGACCATCCCTGGCCTACACAACTAAGACTTTGAAATTGATTTTTGATTTTAATATCACCACCTAAAGTATTACGAATATCGTAACCTTTTTTCCAGTCAATAACAACAGGTGCTGTAGCGGCCACGACCTCATCATATGAATAATCCCGCTTATCATGCGGATCTTTGGGGCAAGCGGATGCCTGACCTGGCTTATATGGTATTAATTCGTTTTCGCCCATTGTATTATAATTAATTATTTCTTATTGGGTAGCCTCTCATCTAGCATTGTACGCATTTGTATCAATGTCTCTCTGTTGTTTTGTGCGATGCCCTCTAGGTGTTTGAATTCATTTTGCTGAAATAGGCTAAAGCTATTGGATAATGTTTTATAACTTCCTTCCAATGATTTTATATCATTACTTAATAAAGCAATAGAGGTATCTTGGGTTTTATCACTAATATCCCTCTTATTAAATTTACCAAGTAACTTTACTGTAACATCTACCCCAAACCTAACCAGGCCCATTAGACCTAGTATAAAAATTAAAATTGTTTGTGGTGTCCATTCCATATAATTATTCTTTCTTTGGTTCAACTATTTTAAGTTCATCCTCTGGTTTTAACGCAATCGTTTCCTTAATTACATAAGCTACTAAAATAACAGCTAGTAATATATACCATTTTAAACCATAAGCTCTACCGAAAAGTTCTCCAATGGCCGTAGATATAAAAGAGAATACTAGAATTACTTCTAGTGCTCTGCCAGATAATGCTTTCAATGTTTTTGATATAGCATTTTTAACATTAATAATCGGCATGCGAGCTTCTCTTACTATGCCTGCTTGTTTTGCTTGATTTATACCTCTTGACATTGACATATTATGCTTCGATTAATAATACTTGAGCTGAATCCTCTGTCTTATTTTCGTCTGTAAAACTAACATAGGATGTTATATTTTCTATATACGCATCATAACCACTATCTAATTGTTGATCAGCGGAGTAGGCTCTGGCCGCAGTCCCTCTTTTTCCCCTACTAATGCCTAAAAGTTTATTTGTTACTGCTGATGTATAAGTCATTTCTTCGGCAATACTTCCTGAAACTGCCCGGATCCTTCCTTGTCTTGGGAATCTTTTGGTACTATCAACGAGTGCAGATGTATCACCAGCTGCCATTCCAGATACTAAATTACAATTTACATAATCAACATCTTCAAATACGACTCTTTGTTTTGTAACCTTCTCATTCCATAATTCTGAATTTAACTCCTGGCCAGTCCTTTGTTCGTCCTGCTTATTTAGAAGTTTTACTGAATCCGTAAAGTTCAAGCGTAAATCCCAACGATTCTTATAATCTGGCATTGGCTTATAGGCCATAACTAGATCCGTTAAAGCTGGACTTGTTGCACTTCCATCTAAGGATATTCTGAACCATATTTTATTAAAGATAATACTGCCTGGTATTTGCCAGGTCTTTACAGTAGCGGAATCTGTAGCTGAGTAAGTTCTAGTTCCAACTGTAACCCATGTAGATCTCTCATCAATAGAGTATTCTACCTTAATAGACTGCCCTGTAGTCATCTTTTCAAACATTATGGTAACTGAGTCCAATAGCTTGTCTATCGCTCCAACAGGAGCCATTTCATTAGAATAAAGGTAGTTATTAGCTATAGTTGTCTTGTATGTAGCTGCATTTTTCCATAAAATACTAAAATCTTCATCGCTACGATAACGAATATCACCAGCAGCATTTATGTGGAGAGGTATTAATCTGTAAGATGCTGAGTCTCCACTTGGTCTCTTATGGTTAAACCAAGCCTCTCCGTCCCATATCAAATTTCCCCAATATAATTTATCATCATACTGCACCGCTCCATAATAGACATACCCTTCAGCTAGAGGAGCACTTTCACTGTATTTAAAACTATCCCTATTCCATATTTCAGTTAAATTTCCAGAACTATCTAATTCATAGATCTTAGTATTTGGGATTGTTATCACTAATTTATTTTGAAATAACCTTAGCATATTATGTGCTCCATAACTTGGAGCTGAGGCACCATTAAAAATTGCAACACTAATATCTGTTGACGCGGTTGGATCATAAACACGCAACTCTAAAACTGAACTTCTTGAAAGTAAGTAGTATATCTTATTATTAAATCCACATATTGCTACTGGCGTGCTTGGGTTATCTGCAAAGTACAATTCTTCAACCCAAGTAGTTCCATTATCTACTGTGGACATAATAAAGACTTTATTACCCACATAATCATCACATAATACCCATAACTTTGTGGCATATTCGCAAACACATCTAGCAGCATTTATAGCCGTAGCTGTACTTGCTGTAAGAATAGCTGCACTATGGTCTGTCCAATTCGTACCATCCCAACTTGCCACAACATCGGTATTTCCAACACCTACAGTGCCGGCCCAAAGCGTATTTTTATGAGCTAATAATTGTGAGCATAAATTTTGGTTTGTACCAAAGTCTGTCCCTGCTATCTCTGTCCAGGAAGAGGCTAGCCAACCGTAAATTTTAACATAACCAGATCCATCATCTTCACATCCAACATATTCTGTAGTTACATCGTTAACTACTCCATTTTCACCACAAACTATATTTTCAGCAAAATCATTATATGATGATAATTCTAACTCTACTTTTAATGCACCTTGTTGTGAATAGGCATCTATATTTGTTGACCAGTAAAACTTAGCATCATCGCGCCATGTTTTTTCAGCTTTAACGCCTGCACTCCAATCAGTCTGAGCTAAATAAAATAAACCCTGCCCGGCAAAATCCGAGTAAGCAAGGTCTGACACAGCCAATCTATCAATTTGTGATGGTACTACACTTTTAGCGTATGCAATTTTCCCTGGAGCACCGCGAAGCATGTATCCCTTTGAATTTATGGCTATATTATATTTATCTTTAACTCCTGTAGGCATAAAATTTTAGTTAGAATGTATAACCTGCTCCATGTATATAATAAGGAATTTCTGAAGCTGGCATTATTGGTTTCAATCGTTTTTTAGATGACTCATACATTGCTTCATAATCATTTGCTAATGCACGAAGTTGAGCCATAGAAAGGTGCCCCTCTTCAATGGTGGCATTACCTTGTTGAGCTATTCTACTAGACATCGATCTGTGATATTGTGCACCACTCTTCAATTCTAATAGCTCTAACCAGTTATCTTCCACATCAAGTGTGGATGATATTGCTGTTGGCCTATCAACCCTTTTAAGGTAAGAAATGAGTAAATAATTAGCGGTAGTAGGTTTCGCACTTAATATCAATGCGTTAGATCTTCTATCGTAACGAGTATTTATAAACGGCTTAACCCAATTTCCACCCGATGTACGATCAGCTGATTCTAATACCTCGGTCAATCTAATACAACCAGTTGGACAATTATATTTCTGTATGCCAGCGGATAGACTCATTCCAGATGTATTACCAACGACAGATCTAAAGAATTGATCACCTAAAGAATCTGTTGCACTCTGGATTGCTTCTAACCAATGCTGATCTCTAAATTTAACTTCCTGATACTGAGCATTTACTGCCGCACTTGTTGCCGCACCTAGGGCAATATCACCAGTATCGAGATCCACCGTATAGCCACTAGAGGCCTGTAGAGCGTTCCCTATATATAATTTAAAACTACCCTCCTTTATTGGAGAATACATAGTTTTATATACAGTAGAAGAACCATCACCGGTCCTAAGATCGCTGTGTTTTGTTGGTAGATCATTGTATCTTCTCCTTAAAACGGAGATAAAAGCGGATACTAACATAATTTTAAGTTATTCTATTATCGTTTAATGATTTAATATCGTTGACATCCTCACTTCTCATTTTAACATAACCAGCTGGGAAAGCCCATATATTAGCCTTACCTTGAATGGTTTTGCCAACTCCAGGAGATTCAACTCTAGCCTTTGCCTGAACTGTTTTAGCAATACCAGCTTGCTCTACTCTCCCTTTAGTTTGGATTGTTTGTAATAGATCTTCGTCTTCAACTCTTGCCTTTGCAGTAACTGTTTTAGCTAGATCTCCAGTTCCGACTCTAGCTTTTGATTGGATAGTCTTAGTAACATCGGATTGTTTTACAGCACCTTTACTTTGTATAGTTTTAGCTAGATCTCCAGTTCCGACTCTAGCTTTTGATTGGACTGTTTTTATAAGATCTTCATCTTTAACACGGGCCTTAGCCTGTACTGTTGTTGAAACACCAGACTGTTCTACCCTACCCTTAGTTTGTATAGTTTTAGCTAATCCACCACTTTCAACTCTTGCCTTGGATTGGATAGATTGATCTATATTCTGCTGTTCTACCGTAGCTTTAGATTGAATTGTTTTTACTGTATCAAATTGTTTTACAGTGGCTTTAGATTGAATTGTTTTTGTTAAAGATGCTTCAATTTTAGCTTTAGCATTAACTATTTTAGATAGATCACCAGTTTCAATCCTTGCCTTTGATTGAATAGATTTATTTATACCCTGCTGTTCTATGGCAGCTTTACTTTGTATAGTTTTATTCTGACCAAACTTTTTAATATCAGCTCTTACTTGAACATCATTAATAACTCCTGCTTTCTCTATTCTAGCTTTTGATTGTATAGTTTTTAGCCGATCTGGATGTTCAATTCTAGCCTTAGTCTGAATCGTCATTTCAGGCGGAGGTAGCTCATATTCTTCGGTAGTTGCTGTATCGCCATCACCATTATAGCCACCAAAACATAGTGCTTCTGCGTTTGAAGCACCACAGCCCGCTGGAGTTCGTCTTGCTACAGCTAAGTTTCCTCCAGACGACCAAGCTGTACCATTATATTCTTCTGTAACTTCTGAATAAGTACCAGCATAACCACTAGAACTTAGTCCTGACGATTGAGTACCAGCACCTGCCAATTGACGCCTTGCTGTAGCTAAGTTGCCACCACCACTCCAAGCTGTACCATTATATTCTTCAGTAGTTGTTACATTACCCGAAACAAAGCCACCAAAACTAAGACCTGCCGATTGAGTACCAGCACCTGCATTACCCCACACTGCTGTAGATAATGCTCCACCACTACTCCAAGCTGTACCATTATATTCTTCGGTAACTGCTGAAGCGGGAGAATCACCACCAAATTTGAGACCAGCTGATTGAGTACCACAACCACCAAGAGAAGCCCTTGCTACAGCTAAGTTTCCTCCAGACGACCAAGCTGTACCATTATATTCTTCGGTAACTGGTGAATGGGTAATAGTCGTACCTCCAAAACTAAGCCCAGCTGATTGAGTACCAGCACCTGCTAAAGTAGTCCTTGCTGTAGCTAATGCTCCTCCAGATGACCAAGATGATCCACCATATTCCTCAGTAGTTGCTACATAATCAGAATTATAACCACCAAAACTAAGACCTGCTGATTTAGTACCAGCACCAGCTAAACCTCTTGTAGCACTTGTTAAGTCGCCACCACTACTCCAAACTCCGGCCATATATTTAAGCTAGTTCTTTAATTAACTTTTGTACCTCTTTTGAATAACCCTCTAAAATACTTTCTAATAAATCATTATTTTTGCAAGCTCTTAATCCTGATATAAGTTGTCCTTGTAGGTTTTGATTCTCTGCGGGACTACCATTATCTCCAGCAATCAATGATTGATTTATCCATCTCTTTGTATAACCAATTAATTGATGGGTATCTACATCTACTAATTCTTCTTCGCTCATAAATCCAGCTTCTCTATCTTTAATATCAGACCAAGCCTTTATTTCTCTAATTCTATCTTTAGCTGTTTTCTCTTGATTTTTAGAAGTAAACATTTTCTTCTCTATCTCTATCTGTAATAATTCATTTTCCAGTTCATCTTTTTCTGATTTTTGTTGTTTACATAATTTTTTTATCTCCACCAAGTTCTTCCTATAGTTATACGATAACATTACTAACTCACCAAACATTACATTCTGCTCTCTTACTGATTGCCAATACTTACTTGCGTGCGTTGGATACTTAATATCATTTAATACAGATACATCCATCTCAGTCCTTGTTCTAAACACCTGGGCTTTTTTAAATGTTTCTTGTAATTCACTAGTTAATGGTAGTAAAATGTTCCAATCTTCACCCGTTAATATATCTGAATTGGAAATTATATTAAATGGATTGTCGGTTAGTACACCTTTCTCCACTTCTTTAATCGCCGTATTATTATTTTTTTTAAATCTTCTGAAAAATCTCATAGTATTTTAGTTATCAAATATCTTCATATCGCCATTTGGCTCAATAATAACAGTCATCTTTTCACCACTTGGCACTTGGTACCCCAAAATAAATCTATTATAAAATGAAAACTCATCCGTTATCTTTATTAATTCTTTAAATTCACTTTGAGATTGGCCGGATGCTGAACTAAACCTTTTGCGGGCAAATAGTATTAATTTCTTTTCACCTTCTAGTGGTTTCATGCAACACTTAGCTCTAAGATCTTGAGGTGCAAATCCATTTAGGAAATTGAATAGCCCAGTTTCCCAATCCAATCGCACGATAATTCTTTTTTCTACATTATCTGTTTGATAGTTAAAATTTGAAATATAAGCAACTGATTTTATTTTTGAATGGTCAATATCTTTAAAACTTTTATGGTTATCTCTATTATCTCCATCATCGAATTGTTTTAAAATAGTTCCATCTTTATAGGTTACTTCCCATTCAAATTCCAACATTGATCTTTCAAACTTATCTAAATGTGGGGTAAATGAATTTGGTAGTGTAACCTGGCCAGTGCTTTTATTACCAATTTTAACTCCCAATCTCATCAATTCATCTGAGGATTGAGTGTAATTATACATTCCATCTTGACGCATCTGTAAAAGTGCATCAATCTTATTATTCTGTGTATCAATTTGTTTTGGATCCGTCATATTAAAGTTTATTATTTAAGAAAAAGGATGGCGGGAGTGGTATCTCCCTAATCACATTGGATTGTGATCCATTCATTTATTTGCCATCCTTAGATTAGCTTTCGTCGTAGTTCATCGTGAAGATTGCTAAACTGGTATCTCCAGCAGCAGCGGCAGATGTAGTAACCAGTTGCAAAACAACATAGTCAGTATATCCGGAAGCTACTAGACCACTAGCAAGTCCACCTCTACATCTCACATTTGCATCACCTGGATCAGATGTTGGAACAGCTGACACAGCAGTTACTACGCTTGTAACACCTGAAGTATATGCGCTTGGTGTAGCTGGGGCCCACATTACTGAGAGTCCAGTTGCAGGAGAGAAGTCAGTTGATTTCCAAAATTGGACATTATCAACTGTATTGAATGTGCCTGTAAATTTACCACGAAGCCATACTTCGTAGCTGTTATCACCGGCAGTTATTGGGTAAGTCGAATAGTTAGCGGCAGTAGCGTCGTCAATTCTCTTGAAATTGAATAGATTACCAGAAATTCCAAGGGATGCGACGGTAGCACCGGCACCATGGGTCTGTGCCCAAGCAAAAGTTGCAGCCATAATTTTAGTCTCCTTAAATTTAGATTAATTAAATATATTAAACGACCTTTAGTTAGTATCTGTATGTTCGTACCAATCAAGGCACATAGTTACATAAACAGCAGCATATGTTGTAACAGAAATGACATACTTGGTATTTGGTTTCAAAATGTACTCATTTACTCCCCTAGCGCCTCCACTTGATACAGTCTTTGATCCCACACCAGTAGCTCCTACTCTTCTATTCTCTATAGTTGTAGCACCATCAGTCGATCCGGCAGAGGTTACTCTTTTAGCTGTTAGTGTCGCAACGGTCGGTGTACCAACCCGCCTTCTATTTATTGCGTCTAGTACATTGACTCCAGTCCTATCAGCTCCTTCTGTGATGAGTATGGTAGCTTCTCCCGTGCATTGTATATCAAAAATTACATGAGAATACTTCAAACTATTAGGAGTTGTTATCAACCATTTCATAGTTGTAGTAGAGACACTCTGGACATCACAAATAGTAAAAGAATCACCTTCCTGTACTTCGTGATGTTCAAAGGGTATTGTTATTAAAGAATCGGCAATCTTATCTATTTTCAGCATCCTGATATTTCCAGCACCATCCACGCCTAACTGAACTGGCATAAAATTACCGTCTAATTTTGCTATTTCTCCAGCCATAAGATTGAAATTAGCTTATAAGATTTCTAAGTATGCCAAAGAACCGACTCCGGTAACTTTTACATGCATACCTTTATCAAACCTTTTTCCCTCTAATTGGTATGGAGTTGATCCACCAACACCTTGAATTAGAGTTAATTTTACCTCACCAGAAGCATTGCCATCCCTAATAACTATAGTTCCGGCTGAAACTGTTGAAGTTGTAATTACTGATTTAAGGACTGTCTGCCTAGTTGTAGCAAATACTTGCTTACCAACTGCACCAGAGATCCCCACTTCTATTAGTTCGCTCATATTATTGGTCTTTCTTTAATTTATTAGCGTTATCATCAATGATTTGATGGTATATATCAGCGTAAAGTTGGATGTTGTCGCCGATCCATTTTCCAGCTATCCATCCCTTATTATGCTTACGCATTTTATCTCTACGCTCAGGATTATCGATCAATTCCTTGATATTATTATACCATTCATCAAAGGTTCGTGCCAACAACACATCACACCCATCATCAAGTGCTTCTTTGTATGGAACAACATCGGAGGCAACTATTGGATAACCTATTGCAGAGTACTCTTTTAGCTTTAAATCTGACTTACAATTCCCAAAAGACTCGTTAACTACTGGCGCAACTGCTATATCCCAGCCGTGAGAAGCTAAAACTATAGGATAATTATCTAAACTTTCACCCATCCAGGTAACAGATTCGCCTTGATAATCACATTTTGGGCAAATATCACTAAATTCATGCAGTCCTTTGAATACATTCTGCAATTCCTTCTTTACCATGCCCATGGTTTCAAACTTAACTTTCCCATCGTATTCCTTAATTATCTTCTCTAATACCTTAGAAATCATTGTTAAATCATCTTTATGAGCATTTCCCCCGGCCCATCCAATTCTAATAATGCCATCTTTTTTCTTTGTTTGCTGTAAATCCCACTTTCCTTCATTTAAAAAATTAGGTATTACATAGACTTTATCATTGTATGGAAATAATTCTCTTGCTAACTGAGGAGTAGAGACTGTTAAGGCGTTTGCCTTTATTGACTGATTTACAAATCTATGAAGAAATAGAGTACCTGGATTCCAAGCTCCATAACCACTAACATTATGTGGTGATACCTTATGTAGAAAATCATCTGTTTCAATTACGACTGGCTTCTTCTGTTCCATTGCAAAATTCATAATATCAACAGATATAGCTGATCCACTTTCCTGCAAAACTATAATGTCAGCTTGCAAGATATGCTCTCTAGTAGCATTCTTAAAATCAACTATAGTATTCATTAATCCCCTTAGTCGCAAAAATGTGGCTGGTTGAGCGCAGCGATATAAACCGCAACCACCTTCGTCGCGTAGAACATAAAGAACTGTCTTTAGATCTGGATTGAATTTAACTTTAGACGGATCTACCTGTTCAATAACTTCTTGAACTGGCGCTGGATTTGTTGGTACCTCTTTACTAGGACCATTTGAACTAGCAAATTTTAAAGGTTTGGTTATTATCTTGTCTGTCATATATTTATTTTACAACAGGTTTTTTACCTGAAATTATTAATTGATAATGTTCTTTTCTAAATTTAATTCCTTCACTCCACACCTTTTGATCTTTTTCTGGAATGCCAATTCTAACAAGCAAGCGACTAATCTCAGTGCTATTAAAATAAGTGCTTCTATTAAAATCAAGATTCATGTCTGATAGAGGAAGATCACCACCCAAATAAGCTCTAGTAATATAATCATGATCATTCTCGATTATATACAATTCCCCGTTTGGCTCTAGCATCTCAAAGTAATTTTTCAATACCTTCGAAACATCTTTTGGATCTAAAAATCCTAAAGCATCAAATGAGTAGATTGCTTTAACAGAGTTTGGTTTTATTTTCATGTACCTAAGATCCTGAACTATATCAACATCTGGTGCTGATTCTGGCCAGATAACTACGGCATCCTCGACTTTTTTGATTGGCGAGATTTGTATCTTGTTCATATATTATTTTTTAATAGTAGCTAATTTCCAACATTGATCAAAATCGTGATTAAACTCGGCTAGTTTATCTATGTGTTTTTGATACTTTGCTATCATTTCCATAACCCATTCACCAGTTATATATTTAGTCTCATTGGCATACGGCTCATATTCAAAATGATTATGTAAACTTGTTTTTTTAAGGTTAAACTTACTCATAAGCATGGACGCTACAATAGCTGTATATAGGCAAATGGTGGGGTTCTCCGGTGATTTTGTGAAGTATCTACCGACGATCTCTATGTGAATGCTTCTCTTATTTCCATCGCCTGGTGCTCCCCTACCCTGTTTTGTTATTGGACTAAATAGCCATATTCCACTTGGAGCAATAAATATATTCGGTCCATGCCTCCAACCTCTTGACCTATAGAGATTCCAGTAATGAAGCATTGACCCAGAGTTCTGCCAACTACTAATTGGTGAAGAGGTGTGGTGAAAGACAATTTTATCAATCTTGCGCCTGACTTTTAAATTCTCAATATAGTTTATAAACTGTCTTGCTTTTAGTTTTTTATTTATTATTATCATTTTAGTTTTGTCCATATGACTGCTTCTCTAGTGAGAAACCTTCCTCTTTACCAGATAGCACATCATTAAATTTAATTAGATCATTTCCAAAGTCTGATTTCATATCTTTTTTAACAGCCTTTCCTTTTCGTTCCACCCATTTTGCAGCATATTTAGGCCAGAAATTAATGTAATAGTCGCATGTATCATCCCAATGTTTTACTGACAGACCTTTACCGAAGTGTTTTATAATACCAGACTCTACTGCATATACCCCTGGATCCATATTAACAACTCTTTGATCTGGTTTGTCATAACTCAGATAAGGTGAATTTTTAAAGAAGAAGACGATCGTTCTGTACTCTGGCCCCACCCAGGTTCTTAAATTATGGTCCTCTTCTTTTTCATCTTCTGGGGTAATGTAAATATCGTATAACCGGCAAGCGACTGCTCCCACCTTAGAGTCAAATAAAAGACTCCAATTATTAAAGTAAATCCTTTCATCAGCATCAAAATAAACAAACCAATCATCAGGGTCTGCATCTTTTTGCGCCCTCTCTAGGGCTCTCTGTCTATGCATCCATTCCATCTTTTCTCTATCTGGATCCCATAACTCAGTCTCTAAAACATCTTTAACCGCTGGATGAGCCTTGCAGATTTCTACAGTTTTATCATCTGATGCATCATCTACAATGTAAATTCCGCCAGTACAAATCGAAGCCCAATGATCAAGCGTCTCCTTTATGATTCCTTCTTCATTACGAATCTTTGTTAGTCCAATAATTTTCATATGTTCTTTGCTATCGCCAATGTCTCGTCGATAGTAGAGTTCATACTAACAACTGACAGACCAGCATCATTGATTAATTTAGTCATCTCATCTCCGTTTATTCCCCTAACATGAGAATTGCTACCAATCATTGAGGCTGGAGCAGAAATATATATAATCCCATCTTCCTTTAAACATTCTTTAGCCTTTTTTAAAATGATAAGAGGATCTATAACACGCTCAAGTGTCTCAGTAAGAATTATGGTGTCATACAAATGCGGTGGTATAAAATCCTCGATGAATGAATTAATAAGGACAACATTACTATTTACTACCTTTGACTCCTTTAATAACATTTTCAGTCCATGAGCTATTAAAGTTGTAGAGACATCTACTCCAGTGCACTTAAATCCTTGTTTAGCATAATAAAGACAATTGAACCCCCAATGACAACCCAGTTCTAAAATTAATCCTTTTGGCTTCACTAAACTAATCTGCTGACCAACTGGACCTTGACTTTTTTGCACATCATCTGTTCCTAATTGATCATAAAATGCTTTAAAATGTTCTCTACTTTTTATGTGTGGAATTTCTGGATCCACCAAATCTTTTTTGTAATCTTCAAATGTATATTCCATGTTTATTTCTTAATTAATTCTTCCGCCATAGCAACTAATTCCTTAGCAGCAATCTTGACATTATGATCTTTTTCTGCAACCTTTCTCATTTCACTCATTGTCTTTAAATTCCACGCCTCATCAATTTGAGCAACTATCTCTTCAGCTGACTTTAATTGGTTTGTTCCATCCACTATACGACCGCTAAAATTGGTCAATTTGAGAGTTTCATAGCTTTCTGGGTTAATTACGCCACCAGTACCCCAGCGACCGTGAACTACCCCAATTTTGCCCATACAGATACCTTCTAATACTGATCTACCCATTCCAAATACAATATCAGCATCAGCTAGTATTTGCTCAACCTCATATGTAGGAGCAAGATTAGCACCAATGCCAATAAACTTAGCACCGTAATAATCCGCAACCTCTTTTATTACTTTATTAATTGGATCTTCGACTCCCCAATAATTAGAGTTGACCATGATTGTCTTAGGGGCATCTCCTAGTTTAGTTTTCTTTTTATAACTAAAACGATCCAGGTCGAAAAAGTTTCTAAATACTTTGGCTTGAATGCCATAAACGCTCATCAATAAATCTTGAACTTCTTCTGATACGGCCAGGTATTTATCTACCTTAAATTCAGTTACTGGATGTTCAGGATAGATTTCTCCAGTTTCTGGATTCTTATGAATAATCCCATGAACAGTAGCAATGATAGGAACATTCGGTAGTTTCTCCTTTAAGTATTTCGTTATCTCATTATGATTACAAATTATAATATCATAGTTGGTAGATCTCTTTTCTTCCAATATAAAATTAAATGCCTTAGCAGAGCTACCTTGCCCAACTACATCTTTAATGCACTTAGCTCCAATAGCTTCCATTTTAGTAGCAATAAAACCTAACTGTGGGCTATAGGCCGTTACTTCATGACCTAGCTTTCTTAATTCAGTGGCCAGTGTTAACATCCATATTTCTGTTCCCGCTAAAATATCAAAGGTATTGTTGCCTAGTAAGATCTTTAGTTTATTCATATTTGTATTGTTTCATTATTTGATTAAATTTATTCTCATAAGCAATACTTGCTTCTAGTGGAGTTTCATAAGACCCAAGATGAATTTGTTTTTGGTTAACTTGAATCTTTTTCATACTTTTTTAAAAAAACAGAAGAGCGATCACCTAAGTGAATCGCTCCCCGTAAATTATAGTTCAGGTTATCTAAAGTAAGAGAAATGCTCGATACTTTATGCCTTTTAGGTTACCAACAACATAAAAATGTGTTGAAGTAGCTGCGGATGCAACTGCTTGACCAACGACGCCAGCTGAAAGTGTAGTAACAGCATCGGCGGCTGTAAGCATCGGCGTAACTAAGACCATGGATGGAACGGCCCCGAGTTGATGGGCAACCGCATAAGTAACTGCTCCTGAAATACAGGTGCCACTTATGGTTTGACCCTTAAACTCGTTTAGACGAACCTTTACACCACTTGTCCCAGAAAAGCCGGGAAGATAACCAGATACTGAATCACCTCTTGATGTGTCTGTACTCATATATCAAAGTTATTAGTTAGTAAAGATTTTTAAGCCTTTAAGTTCCAATGGATAGCATGGGCTTTAGCAGCCTGCTTAACTTCCATGGTATGTTCACCCACGATTTGCCATTTCTCAGCATCGCCAGTTTTAGCTAGCTTCTCTAAAGAAAATGGTCGTAGTGATTTAATAGCAAGTTTTGTTGAATCAACAATTATTGCTATGTCGCTAGGAATCCAGCGATCAACTACAACTCGTAGGTTAATTCCTAGATCAGATACATACTCTTCAACAGTGAAGCCTGCGCGTCTGGAATCCATAGTAGTCCTACGATACTCTTTGTCAAACTTGGAAATCTTCTGCTTTTGAAGACCACCGACAAAGATCATATCTGGGTTTCCGCCATCGTCCCAAATTTGCTTTACCATAGCATCAACGACACTTGGTACTAAAGTTTCACTTGTAGAAGTAGTATTACCGCTAGAAGCATGCTTGATGTAATCAATCAAACCGCCCATAGTTCCATATACTGTATCAGATACATCTGAAGCAGCACGGATACCCATGATAACAGTTCTGTCTAGTTCTCTGATTAACTCGCGTAAACGCTTGTCAATCTGATAAGAATCCTCGGATGCAATGCCATTATGCTCAATAGCAAGTGCAGTTCCGGTTAATACGACACCCTTCGAGAAGATCTGAGTATAGTTATAAGAACGAGTTCTTGCAACTGACTCATCCTTTGGACCTGTCATTCCTTGAGGTCTAGGATTTGAGATTATATCGTAAGTAGCAGCATTAGCATGAGATTCAGCTGAAGTTCCACCGAAACCACGGACAATTGTAGCAGAAACGCCAGATCTTGCAGTTACCTGCATGACCTCATTCTTGCCTGACAATTGATCTGTAACTAGGGTACCTGCTGTAACACGACCATAAGTAGTTGCACCCAACAGCAAAACTGTTGAAGCAGTATTTAGTCCACCGGAAATCGCTCCGGTTGTTATTACAGGGTTCAACTCATCTTCATCCCATTGATGCTTAGTTTGAGTTACGGCTTTGCCTTCATTAGAGAAGCCTAATGTCGCTAGGACATCTGCATCATCTAACAAAATAGCATCAACCATAGGATCCAAACTATAGATATATGTCGCACTTTGATCGTACGAAGTTGTTTGTCCTGGTGCTTGTAGAGCCATGTGATTAAAATCTAAATAATTAAATTACTGTTTTGGGCCCTTCAAAATGTTTTGAAGAACTTGTACTGACCTCTTAGAACCAGTTTTATCCCCGACACCTTCACTTGTGTCAACTTGAAGATTAGATGGTCCTGAACCACCCGCAGGAGGCGTTTGGCCTGGAATTGGGTTGGTAGGTGGAGTGCCTGCTGGTGCAGGTTGATCGCCACCTTTTGGTGCTGGGGCACCAGAAGCCGCATTGTCAAGTTCGTCATCCAGGTAATCCTGAATGTCTGCAACTGCCTCATCTACAGAATGAGCTGAAGGACCAGCAAATCCTAATGGATTACGCACTATCGCACGGCGAATACCGATTGGTAGTTCCTTATACTCATCTGAGTCAAGTAAATTGCGAACTTTGTCTTTGACTTCTAATTTAACATTCACAGAGGAGAGCTCGTCAATTTTTGTATCCCTGTCTTTCAATGTTTCTAAAAGCTCAGGGCTAGCTCCGTCTGTGTTGTAATCTTCAGTCGATCTTCGATTATTTCGACGATCTTTACGATTACTAATCTGGAGTTTATCCCAGCGTCCGGCTTTGCGTTTGAGGGCATTAATTTCCTCAACCGACAAAACAGGAGGTGTATCTCCAGGTTCTTGTACTCCGCCCGAGGGCTGGTCATTCCCAGCGGCAGGTGGTTGATTGCCAGGTTGTCCGTGTGCTGAGTTATCAACAGGAGGAGTGCCTGGACTTTGACTGTTATCTGTCATAAATATATTATATCACACTTTTTACTATTCAAGGAAGACATCTATCGATTCAGCACTCTTAACATTGCTTAACCTAACTTTATAATAACTGTCAACGACTGGCAGATCAATTCTTTCACCCCATCTACCTGATGGATTTTTACATCCTTTCTGCTCGTATTGCACATTTCCAGCCATGTCTTCTATAGAAATATCAAATTCAGTATTTGGATCTTTAAACTGGGCATGAAGCATATTAACTTCCTCGCCATTAATAATCACATCTGCTTCGCCAGCTGTTTGCTGCTCTTCAAATGAAAAGTGGGCTTGATTTGGGAGTTGTTCACTCATATTTATATTTTAATAATTATTCAGATGGATAAAATGCATTAAAGTACTTCATTTTTAGCTCTAATGGCATCCTTTCAAAGATCCTTTGATCTAATGGAATTTGATATGATTTTAGTTTAGTTGAAATATCTGAAATTATCAAGCTATGTTTAGTGATCATTTTATCAAAGTTTTTATAATCTCCTTTAATAAGGTAATCCATTGCCTCATTGATATTTGCACTATATTCAACACTATCCTTTTTTATATTATTAATTCTACTTGATTGCTCTTCACCTTCTGGAGTGGTAAAACCGAACGCCACCTTTAGTAAATCACTAAAATCTACCCATCTAATGAGTTTTCCAGTTGAAGACCAAATACCATATGGCTTTGACGGATCAATTGAAATGGCTATTCCAGCATCATGTTTGTCCATAGAGTCTTTAAATTTAGCCCATCTATCCTTACCAACACCGGTAACTACACCACCATAAATCTGCATAGATCTATAAATATCAGAGGCATGTTTATTGACTTCTTCTGTCATTCCTGTCAACGATGCATTTATTCCAGCCACAGCAGATGATGCCATCTTACCAATTGGCCCTAGTGGGAATCCTGAAAATGGACCTTGTGCTACCCACTTTGAAATGTCAATTCCAAATGCATCCTCAGCCGTTCGTTTAACGGCAGAACTCATACCCATCCATCTTAGTACTTTATCCCACTGTCCGCGAGAAACCCAACTTTTCAAAGTGAAGGCATACTCCCACGACCATTGAGCAAACTGCAATCCCAATTTACCACCAAGACCGTAGTGCACTCTTGACTGAGCTCCTTTTCTATATGGGAATTGAGTTCTATCTAAAATATCTACCACCATCAAATCCTGCGCCTCTTCTAGCGCCTCCTGGGTATTCTTCTGAAATTTACCTCTAAGAATACCTTGTAGTGTTGGTGAAAAGCCATCCATATCTATATTAGTCTCAAAATCTTCATAACCGATCTTACCGTCCCTAAATAATGACCAATTCTCTTCAAATCTGGCCTTTACAGCGTGATATGTGATTCCTCTATTGTTTATATCAATACTAGCATAAGGCTTCATCGTGGCCCTATTTATGTTCTTATAGTAGTCCATCGATCTACCTATAGCGCCCTGTCCAGTGTCAGATACAAGATCTGCTCCATATGGCACACCCATCTTGACTAACAATCCTTTGTCTCTAACTTCTGCCAAGCCACCCTCTGTATAAAATCTTCTCATACCATCTACGAAGTATTTTGGTCCAAGCTCTGGATATGTTGTAAGTAATGGCTGTACGCTATTCCTAAATATAGGCATGATACGAGGTAGGCCTAAGGCACCCGCATACGAAGAGGTCATTAAAAAGTCATAAGCCTGTTTGAATACATTTTTTGGTATAAGACCATTAGTTTTCTCACTTATTGTTTCTGCGAAACTATTAAACATTTCTTCAGCCCCATCCTTGAACCCAAGTTTTTCTTGCAAATAACTATTAGTCGCTTTCCTTAAATTAACTGGTAAGCGTTCAATGGTTGTTTTTGCATTTTCTAATGCGTCATGTAAATATGTTTTTTTACCAATAGCTCTAGTATAAATATCAAACAATGCTAAAGCATCATCTTCGATTGGATCAAGTGAGCCTTCTCTTTCAAACTCAAAGAATGGTTTTATTTCAACCGGTACATCATCTGACTTATATATATTATTAATTCCACCAACTTTTCTTATCTTTGGTGAATATACTGAGAAGAATCTCTCAGATGTTATTCCCATATCTTTAAATAGGATTTTATATTGTTCAATCAACCAATCACCAACCTTAGTCAGTTCAGTTTTTATTTCTGGTGATAGAGTATCATTTTTTAAAATGGCGTCTTTATTACCCTCAATATAATCTGTCAACATGCGCCTCTCTTCACCGTATTTAATATCAGTGAACTTGCCAAATGCTTCCCTAGATAGATCCATCCAACGATCAGCGTGTACTCCCATAAGGCGAGCACCAGTTTCAATTGGTAAGTAAACTTCAGAATAAACAGGTTGCCCTAATTCTCTTTCAGCTGCCTCCATCCAATATCTTGCTGGGTGAGTGAACGATCTATTAAGTTTCATAAAATCATCTCCTACAATAGTTTTACCTACTGGCATAGCTCTGGCTGCCTCTGAAACTGCATAAGCCTCTGTTTGCGTTAGATCATAGATATTACTCTTACCAGTTATCGTTTGAGAAATTGCTTGCAGTGTTATATTTGCTAATTCTAGCTTCTCACCAAGCTGGATAATTTTATCCACTTGATCACCAGTAACCATCTTATCCTCAAAACCCCTCAATGGTCTGCTCATTGGGTAAAATGTTTCTGGCTTAGGTTGCAGAAAAGGATCTATTGACTGGGCTTCTTGGCTGACATTAGTTGGAACCCCTTCCCCTTGTGTTTGCTGGTAGTGTTTACGATCCGGGAGTTGTTCGTACTCTGAGATGACCCTTTCGTACTCTTGGAGCCCTTCGGCTCTTGTTTCCCAGCTGCCGAGGAACTCTCCTTGGCCTTGGACTTGTTCGATTGTTGTGTCATATGCGTTTGCTAAATTATTAATTTGTTCAGTTAGTGCTGTCCCCTGATCGAAGACAATTACCTTTGTACCATCTTTTGTTTTTACTAGAGTTCTAAATTCTATCCCAAGCTCATCTAGTTTTGGTCTAAGCTCCTCAATTGGAACACCTTTTATTTCTGTCATATAGAGAGAATCTGCTCCACCCTCTTGTGCTAAAAATGGTATAACTGATTTCTGATTTCCAATTTTACCTTTTAATGCAGTAGAATATCTTAGCTGTTCAAAATCTTGAACATTATTTATTGTATTAAATACCGTATTTTCTGCACCATCTGACCAATCGCCAAGGGCAGATTGCGACTCTGATTGTAATCCTAACTGAACATCAATATCTTTACCAATCATTTTATAACGCGCCTGATCACTTGATGTCAATCTTTTACTAGCCTCTTCAAATGTTAGACTCTCTTCTACATTTGGACTGTAGAATTGGTATGCATCTGCAACATTAGCAACAGTTGCTGGACTAACTACCTTGGAAGCAGCTAATGTTGTAGCACTTGGCATAGCAGGAACTTGACCACCTATAGATTCGGCAGTAGCAACGCCACCCGGTGCTCCAGTTTTAGATAATGCATATGGATTATAATCTACTATACCAGATTGTAATTTAAGCTCAGGGCCAAATGGTCCTTGAGTAACTTTTGATTTACCAAATTTTGATTTAAAAAAGTCTGCTGTTTGTGATGTTAATGATTTTCTCATCTGAACAACAGAATACTGAGCTTGCCCCTTACCCATAGGAGAAACTTTTATAAAAGTATTGTTTGCATTTCCACCAAAGTTTTTAGCTTGTGATTTTGGTAGTTTGAAATACTGAACATTTGAATTCTGCTTTGCAACAAATGTTTCGCCAACAGCTAGTTTCTTACGCTCTACCATACCTTTAATTGTAGATTTTATATTGCCAGCTCTCTCTGTAACGAGTGGTTGAAAGTCCTTACCAGCTACTGATGGGCTTACAGATACCATTCTTGGTCTCATAGCGGCAGCTCCCGCTTCAATCATCAAATAACTAATAGCCGCATCACCAGCAAATTCTCCAGTCGCTTTCACGGCCGAAAAGAATGGGCTCATGCCCATATCTCTACCGTCTTGATATGATCCAGCAAAACCGCCAACCTCACCAAGCCATGGTAAGTTATAATTCTCATCACGCTGGAGAGTATTCATTATATCTTCTCTCGTCTTATTTGGATTAACTCCAGCAATAAGACTAACAGATGCGTCGTAAAACGACTGCTCTAATCTTAGAGGTGCTTTTAGTATCTCTCTGGGAAGATTTTTTATCATCTTAGCAGTTGTCTTAGCACTCTGTTTGGTCATGTGCCACCACTTCTGAGCAGTGTTATAATTCTCTTTCCAATCTCTTTCCTCTGGCATTTCATAGACAGAGTTAGCTATTTCATATGGAACACGCGTAAGCCAATGCCTATCAGCGTCCTTTTTCAAATAATCAATATCTGCTTTGTCCTGTTTTTGATCTATATTTTTATATACCTGTGCCTGAGTACCAGAAGAAACAGGAGCGTTCTGTTGAACTGCACCTGCCCTTGGTTGATCATCTAACCTGTTATCATAATAGTTATCTGGTCTAGGCATATATTTTAACTAAATAAACTCTTGAAAGCGTTGGCACCAGATTGTATAGTTCTTTGAATTGTAGAACCTACACTGTTAGATGCTCTGTTTTTAGGTTGCTGTGGTGTTCTCCTTGTAGTTGGACCACCCTGTCCCTGAGCGGGTGCTTCAGTGCTCATGGGTGCCGAAGGAGGAACTAATTCACTCTGTCCAGCTGGTACTTGTACTCCGGAGCCTTCCATTGCGGCCGGATCCATAGGAGTATAATTTAAGCCATCATTTGGAGCTATCTGAACTGACGGATCAATAGTCTCATCGACATTAGACATTAAATTCTGTTCGAATTTGTCTGGTATTGTGAGCATTGAATCTGTTGGTGGCATATCAGGCATGGACTGATTTATATTTATATATTTAGTATATCCACCATCGTCTCGCCTATTATATACTGTTCCACCTACACCCTTAGCCCACGAATTAGGTGGTATGTAACCCTGTATTCCTACTGATTTACCAGGTATAGCTAAGTACCCTGACTCTCCAACCGTAAATGGCCCTTGCTGTGAAACATTAGCGACCATCTTATTTGGCTTGAATGAACCTGGATTTTCTGGATCTGGAATCATCATATCTGGAGCCTGAAACATATTATCACCCATGATAAAGAAATTTTTGCCATCTCGCTTATAATTAGTTTTACCATAAACTTGGAATCCATCAATCATTCCATTTGTCTCTGAATAGCCAGATTTAGATCCGTGCTTACTATAATCTACATCAACTATTTCTCCCCGACTATTTGTAGTAACATAAGCCACATGACCCTGTATAGGGTTGTTACCATCAAAGTTTTCCATAGCAGCGAGTGCAGAAAACTTTTGCTGATACTCTGACATTGTAGCTTGATATTCATTTTCATATTCAATTGTATCTTGCAATGAACCAGCTCTCCTCTGAATTGCTTCTTGTAGATCATTCAGCTTAGATTGATAACTTGCAACTCTACCTCTTAAAAATTCAGCAGGATTATTACCAACTACCATAACATCTTCGGCTGCCTCACTCTTTAAGGTCATGTTTGATTTATTGATATCTTCAGTCCTATCCTGTGAAGATGTTTGCTTTGCAGCTTCAAATCTTGAGATCCTAACATCGTAGTCTGATTGTTGAGCAGCTGATAGACCTGAACTTGTTTGTATATCTCTGGCTTTATTTATCAGGATGTCATAATCACCCGGTGATAAGTAGCCGTCTTTTCCTAATTCTTGTTCTAAGATAACTAATTGGTCAGCCAAAATAGAAGGGTTAACGCCTCCAGCCTTAGCTCTAGTTTTAGGATTTAGAAATGAAACATTAAATACAGCCATATATTTGCTAGTTTATGTCATTTGGATTAATAGCTTTACCTTGTTCGTATTTGTCAATCGATTCAACTGTCTTAACTGCACCAAATCCTTGGCCAGTGAATTTCTTGAATTGATCTTCCTTCCACGCCCCAGCAAAACTGCGAAGTTTTCCAGCTTCATATTTATATACTGTTGAAGAATTGGCGACCTTTACTAATTCTCCTTCTTTAAATTGTTGAATTGGGACTGTAGCACTCTGAACATCTGTAGTTTTAATTACTTGCCCCGTTGGAATCCCAGATATATTTTCAACTGTCTTAACCGATGAGAATCCTTTACCACTATATTCCTTTAATAGATCTTCGTTCCAAGCTCCTGTGAAGGCTCTCAATTTACCATTCTCCATCTTATAAACTGTTTTTGAGTTACCTTGTTTGACGAGTTCACCCTCAGCTATTTCAGCAGATTTGAAAGTGGAATCCTTTGGTAATGTAATATCTGGAGCACTTTCTCCGAATTGTTGCTGCGTTGCTTTTTCGCCAGCACCAGTAATAAGATCTGAAGCCTTAGTAGTTGCTAACTCTTCTGGTGAAAATGTTGCCCCTGCTCCAGCTGAGACTGCCTGGTTTAATGCATCTTGATTGTTCATACCAGGGTTATCTTTTAATAAAGATTCCATAGTTGATAGTATTTGATTTATCTGAGCTTCTTTTTCCTGAGCTGCTGAACTTACAATCTTTTGATAATTCAATGTTTGATCAACTGAGAATGTATCTTGCATATAAGCTAGATCGCTTATAGCTTTTTTAGCATCAAATTTTGTAGCAAACTCATTCAGTATGCTATTTGCTCTGGAGTCTGCTGCTCCCTGAAGAGATGCCTGTTGATCCGTTGCAATTCTATCTTGATAATCAGTTAATTCAGCTCTATCTTTGAGCGTCTCATAAAAATTCTTAACCTCTGTTAATGAGTCGTTAGTCAAAATTCCACGGCTAGACTTGTAATTAACCTGCTCATTTAGCTCACCTTGATAGCGTGGGAAAAATCCATTCTCACTTCTATCATTCAAATAGTCAGCCCGTTTAAGATCCCAAAATTGTTTAGATGATTCATAATTAACATCACCAATTGTGATTGGGGATCCATCATCTGCACTTGAAATCTGCGTATTAAATTGATTTAAAAGTTGAGTAGCTGATTGTCCTGTCATGGTTGCTACAGAGAAATCAAGCATCGTTTTATTTATGGCACTCTCATTCGATACCTTATTCAAAGACTGTAATTGCATATCAAGTAGAGCGACATATTCCTCATTACCAGCCTTTAATGCTTCTGATCTCACACCATTTACTTTATCAATCTGCTTATCTACAATTTCTACAGTTTTATCACCAACTGCATAATTAGTCTGTGTCTGAAGGGCAGCTTTACGCTGTTCATAGCGTAGCGCTGTCAATTTAGATATATTATCTTTAATACTTTTCTTTATATTTTGATCAGTTGTTTTTGAAAGTCTCTCATTCAACCAACTAAGTGTAGAATCAAGAGAACTAACTCCAGCATTTAACGAAACAACCTTTTCATAGTAAGCATCTTGAAAATCCTGTTGAGTTTTCAAATCTTTCAAGGTTGCTATTTCATCTTTAATTCTTCGCCTCTCATCCTTGTCTCCTTTAGTAACTCTCTTTAGTTGATCCTGACGCCATTTCATTTGCTGGTCCAATGTCAAATTATCCTCGAGCACAGCTCGGTTGAATTGCGACTCATCCTCAAGATTTTTTCTCAGTCTTGATTGTGAAATCAAAGTCATCTGAGAGTCTATAAAAGTACTCAGGTTAGTTGCAATTTTTGTTTGTTCTGATAATCGTTCGTATGCCATATAATTATGGGTTTACTGTTGGTGGAACAGTTGCGCCACCTGATGCTTGTTGATTAGACATATTAACCGCGCCTTCTTGGCCTACTCCTGCTTGATTACCTGGAGCTGGATTCATACCCTGTCCATTCTCTCCTGGTGTACCCGGTTCTCCTTCTGGTCCTGGTTGCATTAATAACCCAGGCTGTCTTGCAGTTTGCGGTCCTAGAACTGGATCCATAAGATCTCTACGCATTCTCTTTTGCTCGATCTTAGGTTGTGGAATTCCCAAGTTAGTCTGAGTTGTTGTAAGAGATTGAACGCCAGCTTGGAGTTTATTAAGTTCATCAACTATATTACGGAGTAGTGTTGATATAATACTCACCTCGCTACTATAGTCTCCCAAAATAATTTCTTTTGTCTCTGGCCAGTACAGCTCTAACATCTTTAATATATTTTTATTCAAACTGCGTAATGATTTTTGGTATCTTTTGATCCTTGGATTTAGCTTTCTGATAACTGACTGTAATGCCATGCTCATAGCTCTGCCTGATGGATTCGAATTCTGAACTGATGATGTTAGCGCTTCTGACATTCCAGACACATCCAAAATTGCTCTTCGTCTATTGCCAACAAAATCACCAGAAGCATATGGATCTCCAGACCTTGGTATAGCGTCAAGCTCACCATCGTCTGGTATGTTGAAGATCTTTGATATTCCATGAACTAGCACTTCCATACCATCAAGATTTTTACCTTTCAAGTTGATCGTAGATAAAAACTTCAATGCATTTGCTAAATCATTGTTTACTCTAGTATAAAAAAGTTGAGGATCAATCGAATCTTCAATGTCAGATTTTCCATACGGGTGATTAGGAACATAGTTATTCTTAATATATTCTAGTGGAACAAATCCCCAGTCATGCCAATACCAATCAATCAATTCATCCTCTAGGAAGATTGCCATGATTTTATCTGTCCAATACTCTGTTCTAAAAATTTGTGTTTGATAAGTTTGCTGTGATAAAACATTTGGCTGCGCTCGCATGCCCATTTTACCAATAGCCTTACCTTTACCCTTCTTAACTAGATCAGCTATGCTTATACCACGGGAACTCATTTGGTTTTTATATATTCTAGCAGCCTTCATTGGACTGATAGATGTAGTATCTATGAAGCCATAAAGTTTCCTATAATTCTCATCTTCAAAGATTGGTCTGATATTTGCTGGATTTTCTACATTGAAAAATACAATCTCCCAATCCTTTTTCTTATCACTACCATTCATTTCTAATAGCGGTCCCTTAATAAATGTATCTCCATAAAGCGAGCCAGTTTTAGATAGCTCTGGAAATACGATGTCATCTGCGTCATTATCGTCATAGATCTTCTTGAGCATCTTTTCTTTAAACTCTGCCAACATCTCTAAGAGATCATCTGTCTCATCCTGTGATTTACAGTTTACTTCTACAGGTGCGTCAAAAAGTAATGAAGAAAAATTATCTACGATGGATGCGCAATAATTATCTGTTCTTTGGCTAGTCCCAGGTGGCTCATCGTGATCCCATTGATCACCGCGATAAAACTGTCCTAAGGTATCATAACCAACAAATTGATAGCCCGTTGCTCCCCTAGTGGTTTTAACACCAGACAATCTAAAAGTGAGGTCCTTTTCAGTTTCACCTTTGTGATTAATGTAGTCTTGTTTCAATGCCTCTTCGAACTTCAGTTGTTCTTTCTTGGACATCTCAGTTTTATATTCTAGTAGCATATATTTGTTAAATAATTCTTTCTGTTATATTGAATGATTTATCTTTTACCGTTTTATCTTTTGGAGTAGAAATTATTTGTTCTGGTTTATCAGCCAGTATATTAAGATTGAATACTTTAGTTTTATGTCCTGCTAACTTCCTTTCGCAATACCATAGTGGAAGTCCAAAGGCCATAACTTCATCCTGCTCTAGTTTTGTATCATCAACTCTGTAGTTGCCAGCCTGCTCCTCAAGATCTGAAATATAGTAGGATCTAACCTTGCCGAAGTCAGGAGTTAATTCTTCTATCTTGCCTTCTTCGGTTTGTTTTGTTTTACGACCGAATGTTAGTGCTCTCAACATTAGGAATAGCATCTCATCTTTTGGACTCTTGGCCATACTAAAGTCGTATAGATGTCTAACTTTCATTTCGTGTAACATCTTCTTAATCATCACGCCACCCATTGAAGATGAATCGTGAATAATTATTGCATCATTGAAATCTTGTTGTAGCATTTTCAATTTTGCCAAGGCTGCGTATGGTGATGCACCTTTAATAGATTCTCTGAATACTACCCGGTAAAGAATATGATTCTCTTCTTCATTCTTGCCAGTAGCTAGTAGTTCCATCAGGGCGGTGTAATCGAATATGTATATTACCGTAGGATCTCCTGTGTCTGAGAATCCCCAGTCAACGCCTATGATATATTTTCTGCCTGGTATTCCAGCCTCTAATTTGAAACTGTCATCAAATAATCTTTCAATTGCAATGATCGGTAAAAGTTTTGAACCAGATGATATAAATTCTCCGAAGGCTACCTGTCTGTATTTTTCTGGATCTGTTTCTTTAATCGATTCGAGAACTGAGTCTCTCTCATTATCGCCAATGAATATATTATCTTTCAAGTTGCCAAGCAAAGTGAAGAATCCTTTTTTCAATTCTATGCCTTGTTTAACAATCCTCTGATAATAAGCGTGTGATGGTTTATCAACTTCTGGCGTACCAATAATATCTAGTGGTCCACCTGAATCGATCAGACGAGATTGAATCTTAGCAGGAAGTTCTTTTTTTAAATGAAGCGATTGAGGTGCTTCGTCATATGAAATATAGAAAAATTGTGTACCGGCAAGAGAGGATGCCTGATCTTCTCCTGTTGGGACTCCCTTTATGTAGGCATTGTTGTTAAAATGGATCTCCCGGCGTGTCTGTTTATGACTAACCAGGAATGATTTTATACGACAATGATTTCTAACTGTCTCCCCATTCCATTTAAAAATGAGTTTATCGTTAAAAATATCTACAATGTATCTATAGGCTGCATCAACCTGCAACGAGTGAGGTGATATGTTTAAAGTAGCATACCGGACATCCTTGATAAACTTAGGCGGTCCAGTACAACCTATCTTATAGAAATTATACCATATATGCTTGACAGATGTAATAAAGGTCTTACCAAATCTATTTGCCGGGCATAATATATTTTTTAAAAAAGGATGAACTAGCAAATCTTCAAGGTCTGGTATGTAGATTCCCTCTGCTTCTGCCAGGTCAACAGCCATCTGGATCTGTGTTTTTGTCGTCAGCCAGAGCCATATCTTCTGAGCAGCGTGAAAATGTAAACCTAAAAAGTATTCACCAAAATATACAGGATCAACGCGTCCTTTGGCTATAGCAACGGCCATTGGCATGACTGCTACCCTATCTTCGGTAGATAAATCGGTTATTATTTTTGAATAATCAGTTGTCATTCTAAAGATCTTCAGGATTAAAAACTACTGTTTTAGCCTCTTTTTCCTCTTTAATAGGGACTTCTTCGACTTCTTTGACTTCTGCCTCAGGTGCCTCCTTTGGCTCGGCTATGACACTCGCTGCATTTTCAGCCTCACCAACATCGATCGCGCCATACTGAGAGCCCTCAAGCATGTCCTCATACATAGAAGATTTACGCTTTTCTTGCTGGACTTTAGTTAGGGCTACCATTCTGGTGCTCCTGGCCTTCATGGAATTAAAAAGCCAATTCATTCTCTCACCAATTGGGACAGCCGCGAGTAAATTCGGGTTCTCAACAATTTGATCGAGTGATAAATCGGCAATAGCGAGTATCTTTTTAAGTGAATTGTCCTCCATCTGCATAGTAGTTACCTGAGTATCAGCTACCCTTTCGATCAGGGCCTGTGCTTTTAGAGTAACTCCTGCATTAAATTTCTTCATGAAGTTCTGCCATGATCTCATTTTTAAGCTGGGATCATATTTCACTACATATTCATTAAAAAATTTAGCATTGGTCATCGAAGACCCAATATCTTCATACTTCTGCATGATCGCATCGAAGTGAGAAGACTTTGTAATAATGGAATTTATAGGTTTCATGCGGTTATTATAGTACATATGCAATGTTTGCACAACTTATCAACTGTTTTGGTATTGACAACGATAAATAAAGGCTTTATTATTAAGAAGCTAAAAATAAAAGAGTCTCTATGCAGAATAAAATCAAATTCAATATAACAGTCCAAGCCTAATTTCGGGTTTGGATTTTTTTATTGGCTTTGATGCTTCATGTTAGTAGGGCCCTAGCGAATGCATAGTCGCGTGGGGCTAACCAAATCTCGAACTTTTAAATTAAATACAGATTAATAAGGGTGGGGGGACAAAAAACCTCGTACATTTTGTTGCTATCTTGCCAATTAGATAAGCAATATCCCCGGGCATGGGGAACTATGTCTTGAGTTAATTCTCTAATCACCTCCTTACCCCTGTCCTTATTAGTTTGTATTGACTAGGCTAAAAACCTACTAGAAAATCGTCGCGTGTGAGCCATAAATCAGCTCCATTAATAAGCGGCGCGCGCAGAAGGTCAGGAAGTAATAACGATCACTGATGGCCAATATGAATAACGCGTTAAGTCAGTGGGACCTTCCCGGTGAGATTCCGGGACGGGTACTACAATGGGCGAATAGCCTATAGACGAGTGTTTTCTCAACTTCGACACGCACGGGGTGAAGGGGTATAAGCGGTGATAATCGTGCTCACGCATGGCTGGAACTACCTATGCCCCCAAACAAAAAACTCCCAATAATGAGAGTTTCTTGTAAAGGTTTTACTTCAATTCTTCGGAGCTCTGAGTTTTTTACAGTAAGCTATAGGTCGTATGCACTTTGAAAATGTCAAAAGTAACTTATGAGGATAGCTCTACCGTAGCCAGATGCAACTGGCGCCAGAGCCGATCTTAGAATTCCAGTCTAAGTCGGGTGGCAGTGAACATTTGAACTAAATAAAATCATGATCTTAACCCGATCAGCTTGATTATATCAAATATCTTTAAATCTTGTCAATAGTTATCCACAGATGGCAACTATCGTTCACAGTTTATATTAAACGCAAGGAGGGAGGTATGAAGAAACATACTCGAGAAGAAAATTTTTTCTTTATTATAGCTATTATTGTTATGATATTGATAGTATTATTCGGAGAGTATCCAGAAACACCCAAATAAGGAGATATGGAATGAAGCTAAAACCTTATTTATATTACTACTGTAAGCTGCATAAGCAATCCGCTACAATGCAGAAAATAAGGCGATACTGTTCTGTTGTTGACTGCCCACATTTAGGCCAGCGCAAGAGGAAAAACTATCGTCGTAAGCGTAAATAAAGGGCCGGGGGTAAAAATTATTCCTGGCCCAAATTATCTATAGTATTATGCGAAAACAATATAAGAATAAAAAGAGATCATGTGCCCTCTGCAAACCTTGGAAACGAGGTTGGATGAAACGGTGGAAATTAAGGGACCAGCCTGAAAAAGAATCCCCCCCATATAGGAATTCTGATATATAGAAAATCCCAAATTAAGATTTCTCCCACCTCCGCCTTGCATACTGTTTACACACTGGAACACCGCTTCCTATAGTGTTTTTTTGTGTCCACACCGGGGTGAAGTAGTATGTCTTTGTGCTACATAATGTGTTGCAGGTGTTGGCTACAACTGGTTTACACAGTGTTTTACAAGGTGTTTAGTGTTACATATTGTGTTGAGAAACACCCTGTGATAGTGAGGGTGAAGTCTGTATATGCTAAGACTATTCATACTACTACCCCAGTACCTTTATCTAAATAATAGATATATGTAGTAAATAGGTTGGTTTCACAGAGGGGTTGACACCCTACACAATATGAGACACTATATCCTGGTGTAAAACACAGCTACAACTGTTACACACCACGCCCCCCCAGTGTTAACATACTGCATCAACATGCTACATCATGCAACAATGAGCACGATCACAGTGCCAACACCATGCACGCCAACGCTACCCCTTCATCCCCTATAGATATATAAGTCTTTAAAGCATTTGGGGCGAGGTTTTATAATTATGGCGAGGGCGATATTTAACCCTCAATGATCCTTAATAACTCTATTAATCCATTAATAAAGATTGGCAAGGAATGCATCATTTGAGCCCGGCCGGTAAACTGCGCCAACTCCCCGGGATGAGCCCCGCCCGGACGGATCAGACCAGGGCTAAACAAACAAAATTCTGACACCAAAAAAATAAACTTCGGTCACAATGTTAAATACACTATGCCTCACAATATGCCAACACAATGTAGCACCCGAGGCCAACACCATGTAACACAATGCCCCGTCGCAAAGTGCAGACAAAGTGAACATATTGCTCAATACACCCAGGGCAACTATATCAACTATATCTATTGCATCGCTTATACCTCAATTATACGCTTCATTATTTGGTGCCGAGGCCTTAAAATGCCTAAAACAGCCAATAAATGGATATAATCCTTGATCCGGCGCATGTGGATAAGTCCAGGCCGGGACGCCTAGCGATCAATAATAGTAAATAGCCAAAAGGGGATAAGTCCAGGCACTCTATAAATGCCCTAAAATAAGGCTATAAATGACTATACTTAACGCTATTTAACACTTGACAACGACATTGTATAGTGTATAATTAAAGGGTAATAAAGATATATAACTATATTTAACTACTAAGACCAAAACAAAATGAAAAACTATTCTAAAGGTTGGCACGATCTGAACACTGCCAAAATGACACTAGAACACAAAATAATGATGATCATGCTTCCGGTTATTCTGATCATCACATACTATTTTGAATCAATGTAATGATAAAAAACGGGTACTATAACAGCGAAAGTGGTTATAGTCGTCATAAGCACCTCAAGACCTCTCGAAAAAGTCTAATAGAGGTAGCCCGTATTATTAATATAATGGCGAGGGACAAAAAACATTAAGTGCAAGATCCCACCGCTTGAATATAACCCCGGGCGACCTGGTAATACCGTAAAGGCTTATCGGATCGCCCAAAAACTAATTAACTGTAGCCTGGCGCATGACTTGATCGTGCTACAAGCTACCGAGAGGATAAAATATATGCAAACAAAAGAACTTGATAAATGGCTATTGAACAATGCGGACTATACGCAAGAAGACCGGGAGCTAATAATTGAAGCACTTGCAAAATTTGAATCATCCTATATACATTATGCATTTTTTGTTGAGACCGGGGACGGGGAGGTGGCAACTATAGAAGCCCACGACCTGGACGAAGCAAAAGAAAAATTCGCAGAAATGCATCCGGATGATATTGATAAGATCAAAACGATCACAAGTGAAGAAAACGGATACGAGGAGATCCTATAATAACATTTTCACCTGGTAACTATAATTTATTTGTAGTTACCGGCGAGAGGGTTAGATCGTACTTTAAAAAAAGAATCAATCTATGCCAGTTAGTGCATATTAATAAAATTAAAATTTGTTATTGTTATCAATTTTGAAGGTACGATATTTAATAATTAAAATACCGCCATGAGTAAAAAAAATCCGGAAGCGTTGGGCCCCGGGTGGTGGATCGGGATCGCAATAGCCGGGATGATCTATGTTTACAGCAAATTATACACCTAAGGCCAACCGAGAGGAGCGGGGGAATAAACAGAAAACCCCCGCCAAAAAATAATTTCACCCCTATATATAAATACAGAGGAAACAGCTTGGGCACAGAGATTTGCAGAGGAAACAGCCCCTCTACAGGTCTCCTTGCCTAAATTCACCGGTAAGGAAAAGTCATAATGTTGCAGCCAACACTGTCTTGTAGAGTCATGTGTAACAACTTTTATGACTGATCCCCTGGATAATGGATTGGTCGTCTATATTCCAGGGGGTCGCTCCCCTCGATATTATTAATTTTAAATATATGATACCCGTAACAAACAAACATAGGTGCAAAGCAAAGAAATTCACAACAAATAAGGTTATTCTTCACGGATCCATCGTTTGCTGGGGTTTTGAGAGTGAGCCCCACTGTAAGCATCTAAGGGAATGTGTTGAAGCTAATAAACTCTCCCTTAGCACCAGGAAATATAATAAGATAATTAAGTCGTTAACTGATAAATAATATGAAAGAAGTTAAAGAAAAACTAGACAAAGCAAATGAAGTAGTCAGTCACTTCTTTTCTTTAGGAGCGCGAGTTGGAATAAAAGACTATAATTATGTTAAATCAATACTGAATCCAGTAAAAGTAATGATTGGAACAGTTACATTTAGACAATGTGAGCATTATGGCTTTTATTTTAGACATCTTTTTAGGACATTTTTTGTCTGTTCAAGATGTGGTGCCGTTTTAACAAAGAAACAAATTAGATTCTATAAAAAGTTTAATAAGAGATAAATGTGGGACAGCTTACCAGTCAGAACAGCCTGGATCCTAATTTTAATAAATATCATATTCTGGGCTTGCGTTTATAAAATAAATTATTCATGAAAAATAAGACTACAACAGAAAAAGGAAATGAATTTGAAGAAGTTGTGCTTGGCATACTCCAGGAAACAGTTGACAGCAAGGCATATATAACTCCAAGAAGTGGCGCCGGACTTGAAAAAGGAGATCTCTACTGCCCCGGACTAAATATGAAGATTGAATGTAAAGATCATAGACAGATTAGCATGCCTCAATGGATCGATCAGCTAAAATCAGAGAATGCAGGTGGACATAATATCGGAATGCTAGTATTCAATGATCCAAAGGCCCCGGAAGTATCACCTGATCCGTATTGCGTCCTATCCCTATCTGATCTAACCAGGATAATACTTGATAACAATAAGGTATCCGTCGCTCCAAAGGAGGACAATAGGAAGTTGATCTGGAAAATAAACAGTCTAGTGTCGGCCGCCAAAGAATTAATTAAAGAATTGAATAAATAATATGTGTGGAGATGCAATTTGTGGTGGAATAATAAGCCAGTCAAAGTTTAACGAGAACATCGCTGCAAATATGATGTGCACTTTTTTACCAGATGAAAAATATGATGAATATATAAAACTAATAAGAAAATTCAAAGATAAGGAGGCCAATGCTATTGTCGATGAGTTTGGAATGCAAGCAATATAATTAACTTATAATAGAAGTATGACTGATCAAGAAATTAAAGTCGTCGATATGATGGCTCGATATGGTGGTTCTTTTGTGAAAGCATTAGCAGAATGTTTTTATCGTGCCGATCATGTAAATTTTGGGGTATTAAAAAGTTCTTTCCCAGCATATTGGAAGCAATATGAGAAAATGCTAGACAAATAATATGAAACAAGACCTATTGAGACTATTCATTTTATTATTGATATTCGTTGGGCTATTAGTATATATAGATATGCGTTTCGTGAATGGAGCCAATGAGGAACTCAAAGATGAAAAAGCTCATGCAGTGAATAATATGAATATAATGCAGGGGCAACTTGCGGAGGCTAGGAAGTATAATAAATTATTAAATGCCCTAGACAGAGTTGGATCGCAACCTTACGACGAAGAAGATAATAATTGTTATGATCACGCACAGGCTATGCAAGCGATATTAGCCGATGAATACGATATTGAGAGTTCAATTATGATAACCGAAGGAAGAACGCATGCGTGGCTTGTGGTATGGATAGAGGCAACGACTGGACATTTTATTAGTCCAGATAACCCATTCAATGTGCTTGAAGTTAGAGATAGAGAATTAAAAGTAATCTGTAATTAATAGATAATTATATGTTAGAAGAAAAAAAAGAAACATGCTGTGTATGTGGGAATAAAGCCCCCTTAAAATGTAGCCACTGCAATAATCATTTTTGCGATGAGCATTATGAAAAAGTTGTCATGACTGGCAATTGTTGTAGAGGAAACGAAAAAGATTATGAATAAACACAATTAACTACAGATCTCTGGTAATAAGCGATCGCTTGGGTCTGACCCTGTTTACAGGTTATCGTTTACTACCGGGTATGTGTAATTAATAAGATGAGTATGCGTAAATCATTGAAACTAGCTATCTTTTTGAGCATTTCAGCGCTTATAATCTTTGTGCTCTACTACGGAAATATGTATATAACAATATCTAATCTAATAGAAATATGGAAATAAATACTAAAATAATTAATACGACATCCAATCGTAAAGGTCGAGGATACCAAATTTTAAGTGCTAAAAAACCACCATGCAAAAAATTGACTACAAAGCAGAAGTCTGTCCAGGATGCGGACAGTCAACAACCTATCTTTTAGGTATTGATCGGGGAACTGTAGATATTTTAAAAGCTATAGCAACTGCTATTAGAAAAAAGGAAATTAATTGCGTCCACCCTAGAAAAGAAATGGAGATTGGCCATGATCAACTGGATTACTTCACTATGGTACGAGAGGGAAAGCTAACTTCGAATCATGTGGGCAATCTGTCCAGGCCAAGATTTCACGGTCTCATAGCCAAGATCAAAGGAAAAGATATGGCCGGAAACTATTGCCTAACAAGTAAAGGTGCTAGATTTTTGAAGGGCGAGCAGATTCCTAAATACGCTATTATCTCAAAGGAGGCAAAACATCAGATCGGCTATTATGATGATGATGTCCACTTTTGTACCATAAAGGACTTTCTACCAGATGTAGAATACTGGGAAGGAATAGACTTCCAAATCAAGTCAGGTGAAATAATAAAAGATATTAACGCCTACAATAAGGCGCAAGACAGACTAATCTAAAATAAAAACATATGAAAAAAAACAATTTCAAATTAAAAAAGCTAGAATACGCAGAGATAGACGAGTATCGGTTGAAAACTTTCACTCGTATAATAACTATTATAGTAATAATACTGGTAGCAATCGGATTTGCTTTTCTGAGCAAGATCCATGGCGCCACTAAGGCTCCAATAGACAGTCCAAAGGTAGAAACTGTAGATAACCATTTCAACCAAGTGGACAAAATAGCTAAAACAGGTACTGCTAGTTGGTATGATTACAGATTAGACGGTATTTTATGGAGTGTCGATCATAATACAGCAGCAAGCCGGGATCTTGTACGATATAGCTATGCCCGGGTTACTAATAAAGCAAATGGCAAATCTGTGATAATCTTCGTAAACGATTACGGCCCAGAAGAATGGACTGGCCGTGAAATAGATCTCTCGAGTCATGCCTTTGCTGAAATATCGGATCTTAGCCTTGGACTTGCTGAAGTTGAGATCGAGCCTTTAGATATTTAACTAACCCACTTAAATAATAAATAAATATATGAAAAACAACTACTTCCCAGTATTTGATACTGGACAATTAAAAACAAGTGAGATATTAGACCTATGCGAAAAGCTATTCCCTGTTTATTGCTATAACAGAGAAAATGTAGATAAAGAAT